GTTAAATTCGTAGGTTGTGGTACTTGTGTTAACTGATTTTTTGTCTTCTCTAAATCTGCTATTTGATTGTTTATTTTATCAATCAAATTTTGTTGATTATAATAAGCCATGTTATACATTTACTTCCTCCACTTATCTAAAGAATATCATTATATTTGTAGTTAAAATTATCATCGTTTGACCTCTTTATAGTCAGTTTTATACCACAAAAAAAAGACACCTTTATGGTGCCTTATTTATTTTTTCTCTAATTGTCTTTTTTCTTCTACTAATTGTACTTGTGGATAATTTTAATTCTTCTGCCATTTGTACTATAGAATAATCAAGTAACCAATATTCTAATATCTTAAGTTCGTCTTTGGTAAAGTAAATCTCACTTTTTAGTCTCTCTACTTCACTTTTTGTGTAATTGATTTTCAACCTAAGCCCTCTGCTTTCTAATTTTTTATGTAAACCTTTCCTAAATCAACTAGCACATACCCATCTTTTTCTTCTAAAACTTTTAATTTTATGTATTTATCAGCAGGATATACTTCTGTCCATTCTTCGTTTGATGCTATCCACTGATTATTACTTATTCGATACCAAGTATAATCATCATTGTTTTGAGTTTCATAGTAATTGTAAAATCCTATACTTGCATATCCTAATATTTCAGCACTTAAATTTGGTGCTGTTCGTACTCTTAAATTTGGTACTTTGACCTCTATTTGGTCTTTTTTTGTGTCTCTTTCTACATTAGGGGTGATTGGGTCTTGAACAGGAACATCTTTTAAATATTTCCAATTTCCATATCCCCAAATTATGTTTGTGTCATCCATAAAGAATACATCTTCAGGGTCAACTTCATAGTTAAACATATAGTTTCCATAATCATTTTGATACCAAGATGTATCATCACTTTGGCTACACTCTATATGACAATGTACTCCTGTGGCATTACCTTTTGTACCCATATTTCCAAGTTGATTTCCTTGTTCTACTATCATACCAGGATAAGCATTTAATGTATCGTCGTGCACTGTCATAAATGTTACCTTACCTATGTATCCATTAGAACAGCGAACATTATTAATAGTCTGCCACATTGCTTGCCCTGACTCTGGATAAGTAGTAATACACTTTACAGTTGCAGGTGCATAATAAGCATATCTTACTCCTTGTTCCTCTCCTCTTACATCAATTGCCATTGTTCCCATATGATATTTTGACTCATTTGGTCCACAAGTTAAAACAAAATCTGTAAAAGGGCACATAAAGTCTTCTATTCCTGCTCTGATTGACTTTTGTCCTGCGTACATTGTTCTCCTCCTTCTGTTCCTCCTGTAATTTCAATATTGTCTAAACCTGATTTGCACATATTCTCATCTCCTTTTTTAATTGCAATCAATTAATTCAAAATCTCTATAAGCCATATTTTCCGTTACGTTTTGTCCTATTTTAACTAATCTTAACTTCTTATTGCCTGTATCACAACCTATTGCTGTTAAACTGTCTTTTGATGGTGAGTCATCAATGGTTCTTCTAATGTCTGCTCCTGGACATTGAGCATAATTGTTTGTATTTGCACAAATAGGAGTTATTTGTTTCTGATAAGTATAAACTTGGTGTTGCCATACACAGTCTCTATGTACGTGTCCCCCTATAAAGCATAAAAACGAACCTGTTGCATTGCTGAAATCAAAATTAAACGAATAATATTTTCCACTATTTGTATTTAAATAGGCGGCATCACCTGTACATATCATATCACAAGTATATGTTGTTCTATTAACATAAGCATCAACTGCATCAGCCCATAAATCAGTTGAAAACAATCTTTGCGAACCGTGCCCATTTACCCAATCAGGTTGATTAAATTTTGCTGTTGTAACGCAATCTGCTTTAGGGCTAAATGGATTGTGCATTGCAACAATAACACTATAATCACTTGGAGTATCTTTTAAAGTATTGCAAAACCAAAGTGCTTGTGCTTGGCTTATTACTGACATTCCTCTTTGTATTTTATATTGTGTGCCGTTGTTTTCATCAACATCATTTGGGTCATCATACTCATAAATACAAACTAATCTTATTTTGTAATCATCAAAATCGTGATAATAATATCCTTTGCCTTCTTCGTATTCCCCTGCTTCTATTAAACCAGCAGTTACTAAAGGAGCAATATATCTAGTATAAAAAGTAGCATTATCTATACAATTAGAAATTGTTTTTCTATTTCCAACATCGTGGTTTCCACATACAAAATAGAAAGGCTTTTTGCAATTTATAAACTGATTATAAATTGTTGAACTAAAATTACCAGCATGGTCTGCACAAAAATCTCCTGTGTGAATTAAGGTATCAATATATTGAAATCCATTAGCGATTGTTATAGCGTTTTTTTCTGCAATTGGGTCAGTATGGCTATCTGTTATTTGTAATAAGCAAAAATCTTTGCTATTATTTGCTTTCTTATTATATCTTACAGCAGCAGCCAACATTGAGTCTTTATCTATATTTCTTTTATATGCAATATCTTCGTTATTGATATATTCTATATACTCTTTAGGAATGTTGTATTCTTTTACTTCAACTCTAGTATCTTTATTCTCCCTTAATATATGCCCACTACCATCTGATTTATTGTAAGCCCAAAAAGTTACCCCGTAAGTCTTAGCACTTGCATCAAAATCTTCCGTAAAAAGCAAGAAATGATTATCTGAATTTTTTATATAACTAGGAATTTGTCTTACCATATTTTCACTAGGTGAAACAACGTCTTGAATTTCGGTACTATACAAATAAACGTCTATTTTATAATAATAGTCATCTGCATTTGGAATATCTAATAAGATGTCTATTACACTATTTAATCTGTTTATTTTTTCTGCTGTATAATATCTTATTGCATACTCATTAGAAGCATTTCCTGCACTACCATTCTTTATTGCAACATATCTTTTATTACCAAAATCACTGAATATTTTAAATACTTTATGGTCATTTTCTACTCTGTGAGGAACATAATCTCCGTTTTCGTCTTTTTCAAATAGTGAAAAGCAAAAACCAGATGCTAAACTCACATCAATTACACAATAATTATCTTTTGCTACTTTATAATGGTCCCAACTATGCAACATATTTGTTGAAGAACTAGATGCTTGCCCATAACTAGAAAATGTCCTCACAACCCAAAGCAAACTGTGACCTTCGTCTACATCAAAATCAACCTTTACCATTACTTGTTTTGCACCATTTGTTGGTAATACAAGTTTTGGTGATATAGCATTTGCATTGCCTGTGTTTGCCATTGAACCATTTCTTATTTCTGGTACTATAAATATTTCCGAAAAATTTTCAATTAAATCTGATGCAAAATTTGATGTAAAAGGAGCAGCCTCAACAAAAGTATCAACATTAGCAATCTCACTAAAATCCTCTGTTGCTCTAAACATTTCAATTTTAAATCTAGTGTTTGCAGGTATTGTTTTTTCATAAGCAACAGATGACTCGTTCCCTGTTACTGTTGTTTCATCAGCAGCGTAATATACAAGTCCAATTTTAAACGCATCATCTATCTTTATAGTTATTGGATAATCAAATTTGAAAATATGGTCACTAGCACACCTTCTTTTATTATTGCCTGTATTAATAACAATGCCGTTTGTTTGCAAATGGCTAGGAGCAAAATAATTTTTTTCAAACAAAACTAAACCTTTATTTGCGTAATTTAAATTTGTTGTTAATTTTGACGCTTGGCTCCTTACAGCATCACCTGCACTATTATGTGTAACACTATCTATATCCGTTCTAATATCTATTAATTCTGCATCTCCTGTGGTGCTTCCCTCTTCTAAAGATGCAATATTATCTATTCTTGCTCTTTCTACAGCAATTTCAGTTTCTAATGATGCTGTTTGTAAACTAACCTCATCTTTTACATCTTGTGTTAATGAATTTTCTAATTCAAGTTTATCTGCAACAGTATAATAATCAACACCTTTTACAGGAGTGTCTCCAGGGTCTCCTTTATCTCCTTTTTCTGCCAATAAATCCCAATAGTCGGTGTCTGTTGGCAAAACACCCTGAACTGATGTTTTTGCACAATAAGAACTGCCTTGATATGTTACAACATTAAGTTTTTCATAATTTGTATCGGAGTCATATTCTCCTTTATTTTTTATTGATACTATTCCTAGTATCTGTGTTATTGGTTCAGCCATTAATAAACCACCTCCAATTTGTTATCATTTAACTGAAATGTGTAGTTGTGTTCTCGTGTCGCATACATAACTAATTTCCCATCTACAACATCAAAAGTAACAACATCTACATCACCAATGTCCCCCTTGTCTCCTTTTTCTCCTTTTGGTATTCCGAAGTTGTAATAAGCAATATTGTGTTCATAATCAATATTTAAAGATGCTGTTGCTTGTTCTCCTGGTGGTAATGTTGTTGTATTTCCTATTTGAGGGTCATATGTGTTTCCATCTTGCCCTTTTGGTCCTTCTGGTCCTTGTAAACCTCTTGTTCCACCCTGTAATTCTATTTCAATATAATTTTGTTTTTCACTTGATGTGTTTTCTAACTCTAATTCCCTTGTTTAACCCCCTCTTTGATTACAAAATAAAGTGAGTCTCTTCCTTGTGGAATTAATGTATCTCTTGTTCCATCTTCTCTAACAACTACCATATCATAAATATATGTACCTGGTTCTAGGTTTTCAGTATCGTTAGACTCAATAGAGATGGACCCCCATCCATCTTCAAAATCTGTAGTTGATTTTTGTAAAACAATTGCTTTATCTTTTAATTTTCTTAATGTGAAATAAAGTGTTGAACCATCAATTAAAAGATAATCTCCTGTTGATTTTATTTTTGGTCTTATTGGTAAAACACCAGTATCACGCCTTACCATTTCTACGTCCATAGTAACTTGATTTCTTCGTATCCTTTAATCACCCTTTCTTTACATTATTTATATAATAATCATACATTGGTATTCCTTTTTTTTCTGCTTTTGATACTCCACTATAATATGAAGATAAACTTGTTCCAAATGTCTCTGATTTTGCCTTCATAAATGAGTAATTTACTATTTTATTAATTACTGCTGCCTTATCTTTGTCAGACATTTTTTGATAATCGATGTTATTCATTGCTTTTCTTACATTTTCAGTTACATATTGTCCTGATGCTTTTTGCCATTGTGCCATTTCTTCGGTTGTTAAAATCTTTTTCTTTCCGTTTAATGTAATAGAATAATCAACTTTACGTGGAATTATATTTTTGTCTCCTGTTGCCTCATATAATGCGTAAATTTCTTCTGAAACATCGCTTGTTTTACCTTTTTCAGTATTTGCTGGGTTTAAAAATACATTAAATGCATTATTATCTCCACCATATTTTTGAATTTCATTTCCTAGTACATCAACTTGAGGTGCTAGTTTTTTACTTTCGGTTGGTATCTTAGACATTGCATACTTTTTAGTTTGCTCTGTCATTCCTTCTTTTGAATATGTTTGTCTCTTTGTTGGGTCTATTAAGTCAGTAAATTGTTTTAATAATGTTGGTACAGCAGTTGCTGGCATATTAAGTACTTGTTGTTCTATTCCATGTAATAAACCATCATTATCATTCAAAACTTCATTTACTCCAGATAGGAATGATTGCTCACTCAATACATTAAATCCTGTTGTCAAGAATTGTTGTATTGCTTGTGCAGGTGTCATATTTTCAGTTATACCTTTTTCAATGTCTGCTGTTATTGCAAGTGGAGCAGCAACTGGTTGTGCCCAATCATATGTAAATGATTTATCACCAATTTTTATTGAATAAGGTTGAATACCAAGATTGTATCTCATAAAGTTTTTAAGGTCTTTATCTTCATCACCACTACCTGATGTTATTTTTGCTTTTGCTAACGCAATACCTAAAGCATATAAAAGACTACCAGCAGTTGCCTTTCCTAATGTTTGAGCAAAATCATGTTGTTGTTGCATTGTATAGTTTCCTGTTGCTATTGCTCTTTTTAAGTTTTTTCCTTCAGTTACAGCATTTAAAAATCCTACTGGAGAGTAATCTACTATTGCTTTTGTTAAGTTTGCTGGTGTCTTTGCAAATGGTATCATAAGGTCTCCTAAACCATATTCTCCTATCTTTATGTGCATTAATCCACCAATATCATTTATTGCCCTACGAATATTTAATACTGCTTGAGTAAATTGATTATCATCGTTCCAAGTTCTTTGTAATCCTTCGTTTACAGCAATATCTGCCATTTCTTGTGTTACTTCATTTGTGTTGTTTAGTTTTTGTTGATTATATAAAGAATTTTCAACACTTCCTTGATAGAACATTCTATCTCCAGCGTCCATTACATAACCTAATAAATCGTTTGTAGCATTTAATCCTTTTGCAACTGCGTTTCTAACATTTTTAAATGGTCCTTTATGTTGCTCATTAAATGCTTTACCTTGTCCAATATCAAATCTGTTTTGGTTTAAATTCTTTGTATCAAGACCTAATCTATAGTCTTGTGTTGCTTGTTTTAATCCTTTTAATGCTCCTTTTCCGTATGCTGCAAAACCTCCCAACGAAGGTCCTCCAATTGTTCTAACACCAGTTTTCTTCGAAACATATCTATCAGTAAGTCCAGCAGTTATATCTGCTAAAGCATTTACTGGTGTAATTAAAGCATTGCCCATTACGTTTCTTACTTGTGTTTTTGGGTTAAACAACATCGAAAGTCTCATCCAAGCCTTTAATGAACGACCTTTTTCATGTGGTAGTTTATCAGACAACATTTTGTTTATTTTAGCAACCTCAATGTCTCTTTCTCTACCAGGTTCCATATTTTGAACTTTTTCCATTTGTGTTTTTATAAAATCGGTTTCTTCTGGAGTTAATTGGAAATTGTCTCTATATCTATCAATTTCACTTTGCTTTCTACCTTTTTCGCTATTGAACTTTTGTTCTGCTTCTGCTAGTTCATTGACAGCAAATCTATACATACCTTCAGGTGTTAATCTTGCTTCTAATGCTAACATTTGAATTGCTTGTCCTGATTTAGTACCCATTTCACGCATTTTTTTAGCAACTTGTGCCATAGCATCATAGTTTCCAGCATCTTGATATTGTTTTAAAAATACCCAACCTTCTGCCATATCTGTTGCTGTGAATTGGTCTTGTTTATTTAAAAACTCATGCAAAGCCTTACTTTGACTTGCTGGAGTTGTTCCTATTTTATCTACAGCCTCATTTAAGGCTTGTTCATTTGTCACATCTTTATAGTATTTTATATCATCTTCAGTTTTTAACTTTTCCCTTGTTTCTGGTTCTATAAATTGTGATTTTTCAGTAATATTTGAGTAAAAATTTGATATTTTTTTACCTTTTTTATTGGTTAAAGTCTTATTTTCAAACTGTTTTTTTGCCTGTTCTGCTGTTTTTACAACGTCTTCTCTTGTGTATTTTCCGTCTTTTTCTTTTAATTTAACACCTTTTTCTGGTGTTTTTTCTTTCATTTTTACAAAATATCCATCTTTTCCAAATTCAAAATCGTTTTTATTGCCTTCTCCGTCCTTCATTAATGAATTTCTATAGGCAACTGCTTCATCGTATTGGTCTTTTCCGAATTTTTTGTTTAAATCTGCATCTGTTACATCACTTTTTAATTGATTTGGATTAATCATAAATGAAACAGGTGGATTATTATGGTTTTTTGCAATGTTGTCATGGTCATAATCTATATTATGGTCCATAACAGATGCTACTTTCCATCCAAAAACTTTAGAGTATATCTCGTCTAATCTTTGTTTTGATGAATTGTAACAATCTAATGTTTTTCCGTTTTTGTTAATTTCGTTAATTGCAGACCTTAAAAATCCTTTTCTTGAAGGGTCGGCATTAAATACTGATACAACATCCCCATCTTTTGTAATAGAAAATCCTTGCATACCATCGTCAGAAATGTAATTATTCATTTCATTGTATCCGATAGAGTCTTCATTGGTCTCAATAGGATGTAAATCTACTAATTCTCCATTATCAGTATATGTTCTTGCTATTTCAAACATATCGTGGAATGTTTCAGGGTCTACATTTTTATATAAGTTAAAAGAGTTTCCTTTTGACTCTAATTTTAATACCCCATTATTATTGCTGTTGCTGTAGCCTCTACGCTTAATTTCTTCTGATAAAGTTCCTCTAATTCTTCCTCGTAAGTCTTCATCAACTGCTTTGTTTGAGTCTCCCCAATTCTTGTCATTAAGTTTTCTTCTACTTTCTTCTTGAATTGTTCTAAAGTCATTTTCTGCACGCTCCGTTTCATTAGTTATATTATACTCTTTTTTGCCTAATTTTTCAATATTTTCTTTTAATGGTTTTTGAACCTCTTTATTTGCCATTTGAGCCTCTTTTTGTGTTTCTTGTGCAATTGGTCTAGTTTCTACTTTTTGAGTCTCTTGAGGTGTATTTTGTGCCTTTTGCTGGGTATATTTGCCCAAGTTCAATACATCAGCATTTTTACCTATTTTTTCATTAAGTTGTGTTTGAGTGTTAGGAGTTATTTCGGCAAGATTTTGTCTATATGCGTTTCTTCCATATCCGCCTGTTAATGCATTAACTAAAATAGTTGAAATTGCAGTAGGACCTATTGTATTTAATAAATCGTTCCAAGTATAAGTCTTGTTAGGGTCAACTGTTCCTTTATCTATTAAAGTTCCTGCTAGGTCAGATGTGATTTCTTCTAGCATTTCTCCACCAACTGCTAATCCTTGTTTTGCTAAGAAATTCTTAACTCCACCTTTTATGCTATCATTAACCCATTTTTCAGCAACATCATCTAAAGCACCTTTGCCTAATAAGTTAATACCACCAGTCATTCTTTCAGTTCCATATTCTACTAAACCTTTAGCATTACCTATTTTTAAAGCCTCATCTAGGCTTTTGCCTTCTCTTAATGCTTCTTCTGTTGCTTGACCTCTTGCATTATTTAGCATTACAGTTAAACCTATATCTGGGTTTCCTGTTGCTGCTGATGCTAATAAAGAAGGTGCCATATTTGTTGCAGATTGTACTCCACTAGCAAGCATATTCATACCTGCACCAAATTTTTGCCCTTCTTGTTGTAATTCTTGTTGCATTTGTTGTGCTGGTTGATTAATAACGCCCCTTAACTGTGATATTTTTTCATCCAAATTAGGATTAACTGCTCCAACAAATGGATAAACCATATCAGCATATCTTCCTAAATCTGTTCCTGTGGCTTTAGTTGCTTGGCTTGTTGCTTCTAAACCTGTGTTTACTAATTTTGATAATGTATTTTCATTACCAGACCATATATTTTTTAAATTATTAATATATTCGCCACTATTGCTTAAAAATGAAGCAAATGGATTTTGAATATTTGATGCTGATGATAAAGAGTTTAAAATTTGTTTTAATACATCACCAGTATTTTTTATGTTTTCTCCTTTTTTTAATGCTCTTTCTGTTTCTTGCAACGCACTATTTGGTATTCCTGTAAAACCACTTACCAAACCTGTTTTAGCAGCATTTCCAATGTACCCTGCTCCTTCTAAAAAACTTGGCTTATTTGATACTTGTGTATATGTTTTTGGTTGATTAAAATTTGTTTGTGAAAATTGATTAAATGTAGGTTGCGTTGTAACAGTTGGTTTTACTGTTTGAATTGTTGGTTGTACAGTTTGAGTGTTTCTTGTATCTACGTGTGTTTTTACTGTTGGAGCAACATAAGAGTCTTGTGATATGTTTTTGCTATTAATAAACTCTCGTATTTCTTCATCAGTCATTCTTTTTGCCATAAAAACACCTCCTATAATCCATATACTGCGTAAATTCTATTTGCGTCATCTTTTGTTATTGAACCACTTGATAATCCTTGTGCTATTGCATTATCAAGTTGATTTTTTGATGTTAATCCAGAAGCGTTATTTACATACCACCTTGCTGCATTTCCTGATGAGAATTTTGCAGGAGATGATACACTGCTGATTTGAACATCATTTGAATTTGTTCTACCAGAACCACCAGAGCCTCCAGTAGAACCGCCACCACCACTACCACTGCTAAAACGAGAGTATAATTGTTGTCTTTGCAATTCCATATTTTCATTAAATTGTCTGATTTGTTCTTGTAGTTGTCTCTCTTGCATTTGTCTTTCCCATTCTTTTTGTCTCTCATTTAGTAAGTTTTGAATATAATCTGCTTCAATTTGTGCATTTGCACTTGCTAATCCTGTATTATATGCATTTTGTGCATTTGTTGTTCTTCTTCCTATATCAGCAAGAGCAGCAGCCTCTCCTACATTTAAAGCATTTATATTAGTATTTAGGTTGTTTGCATTTTGCATCCTTGCTTGTGCTGATAAACCTGAATTTGCTCTTCCTGTTTGTGCTAAATATTCTTGGAAATTTTTAGCACTTAGTCTATTTTGAGCATTTGCTGTTGACCTTTGTTGATTATATAAAGAAGCATTTGATGCTCTTTCTGCTTCTAAATCACTTAATGCTTGATTTCTTGTGTTTTCTAATCCTGCTATTGCAGCATCTCTTTGTGCTGTTTTAAGTCTGTTTAAATCTTCTTCGTATGATGCCCTTAAATCCCTTCTTTCCATGTATTATTTATTCTTATGTATGGTATTGCTTCTTTCCACGCTCCATTTATCCTAACATAAGGTATTGCTTCTTTCCATACACCATTTATTTTAATATGAATTCCAGAATAACTTCTTACTTCTAATGTTTTTGAGTCATTTCCTATAAGATTTCCGTTCTTATATGTGTTTAAAGTTATTGTTAATGTTACTTTATCTGTCCCTGCTTGTCTTATATTTGATATTGTTGAGTCACTTAATTTAACAACAGTTCCTGATGTGTAATTGTTAAATGTATCTTTATATGAGTCTTTTCCTATCACTAAAGAATATGTGTATCCACTACCACTTTTTGGAGTAAATGTTGCTTTAAAATCAGATGTTAACGATGTCCCTTCAACACTTGAAATTAAAACAGGTGCCTCCATTGCTGGGAATGTTATAGTTGGTGAGAAATACCAATTAACAAATCCTGACTCTAAGTTTCCTGATACTGTCTCAACATATTGTTGACCAGGTGTTGGAGTTAGTGTTACGTCTTGTTGAAGTAAAGTATGGTCTCCAGCATAATAAGTATATTCTAGCCAATTCTCAGCATTTGGGTTATAAAATCTTGCTACTGCATTACTCCAAGATACGTGTCCTGCAACGTGTAACGTAATATAACGTCTATATTTTATTTCATTATACGATTGCGATAGTAAATCATATCCTACTTGTAAATAGTTCCAACTATCAATGTTATATTGGTCTAATACTGTCATTCAATCACCTACTTATATAGTAAGAATATTGAACCGTTATCAGCAGTTCCAGGTAATGTTGTTCCATAAGTTATCTTTAAATTTGCTCTTGCTGTAGTCCAATTATCAAATGAATTGTTGCATTGTCTTGAGTTAGATAATCTTGAGTCTGATGTTAAAACAAAGTTTGAAGTGTCTGGAATTGTTGCTATTGCATCATCTAATTCTTCTGTTAATGTTTCATTTATGTACGATTTTAAATCAGTTCCTGATTTATCAAATCTTTCCTTTAATTCTGCAGATGTTAAACCATCTATTTCATTTGGTTTGTCCGAAAGTGATGAAATGTTATTTACTGCTGTTGTAAATTTTGTTAATGCCATATTATTCCTCCTATCCTAATCCGTGTGTTTCTTCTTGTTTTTTATTTTCTAGTACTTTTTCTTTGTCGGTTTTATTAAAGAAGAACGTAAATACCATTGCTACATATACTAAGAAGTCTTTAGACTCGATTTTTCCTACTATAAAACCCCAACATAACACTATAGTAAGAGCAATGGTAATAATAGAACGAACACCTAATAAACCTATTAATTTTTCTTTCATAAATCCTCCTACATCATTTTTATTACAAACAATATAGCAGCAATTACTGTACCTATTATTGTTCCTGCTATTGTTCTTGTAACCCATTTTAACTTATCTTGTATTTCTTGTATGTCTCTTTCGTTTTGATTTGATTTTACAAATGCTTCTTCTGATTTATCTTTTATTTTATTGTAATCGTCAATTTTAACTTCTATTGTTTTTAATCTATCAAGTACTTCTCTTTCAAATTCTTTTTCCCTTTATCCTCCTATTTACTTTCTCCAAAACTTTCTACCTTTAATACTAATTGTAGTATTGTACAGTCTGTTTGTTCTGTATTATCTATCGTTATTTTTAAATTTGTAAATTTCTTTGCCTTTAGTTTTAATCTAAAAGGTTGTGGATTGGTTGATATTTGAAAACTAAAGTCTGAAAAATTAACGTCACTCAAAAGTTGTATTTTGTATTCAATGTGTTTTTTTGATTGTGATGCACTTCTATTTGAAACAAATCCTATATCTGCACTTGATTTTGCTTGTGGTTGCATTAAAACCCATAATCGGTTCATCGTCTTTCTTAAATATGCAACATCAAAATCACTAAAACTCATTTCCCAATGGGCGTTGATTATTTTTCCATTGTAAGTGTCATATTGTTCTCCCCATTGCATCATTTTTCCTTCATATGTTCCTGAATATACTGCGTTTCCTAAATCTGAAAATTCTACCATATCGTCTAATGGTTTTATTCTTGAATAAGTTTTATTAAAGTAATTATAAATGAAAATTGTCCCATTTTTTCCAAACCACAATTGATTTTCTGATTGATGGTCTAGTGTCTTATAAATGCTTAAATCTTGTCTTATAAGGTCTAATCTTATCTTTTGTGAAATATCTTCCATATTACGTTCATCACGTACATTTGTTGCTTTCCACATTATTAATGCATTTCTATCTAATGTAACTGGATAGTTATCAATTAATTGACCTTGACCTGGTGCTACATTACCATGAATTTCATTTAACGGAAATGTTGAGACAGATGGTACTAATCTTGTTGTTGTTGATGCATCGCTTAATGTAATTGTTAATGTCTCTGTTCCTATTGTTAAGTAGTATGCTTCTGGTCTATTTGTTGTTGCTAAAAGTCTATCATATTGTCTTGTAAGGTCAGTTAAAGCAAAGTTTGATGGTCCAATATCAACTTGTGCTGTTGCTGGGAAATACTCTACTGAAGGAACACCATCTTCAAGTCCACTATAATAAGTTCTATTTTGGTAAGTTGAATTACCATATAAAAATACTCTTGTGTCTATATCTCCACCAAATACAGTACCAAATCTCATACCTTCAATTATTTTACGGTCTCCATCATCTAAAGTCCAATAAATATCTACATTATCCATTGCTTGTTGTGGTGCTACGTCAAATGAAACAATTCCGTTTGTTGTATCTACTGTATAATCTGTAGTTAGTGTTTTTTCAACACCATCAACATATACTTTATCTATTGATGTTACGCTTTTTTGTGCTATGTAAAAATCTTTTGATGACCCATCTCCATTAAAAGTTTGGTGTTTTTTTCCTGTAAGCATATTTATTTCGTCATAAACAACTCCACCACCTGCAGGAGGTGTATTAATAAATACTAAAGGTACATATCCTTCTACTTCTTTTAATGTTGTTCCATCCCAACTTTGATATTTACCACTTAAAATATAAACTTTTTTATCAAAAGTAAAGAAAGATACTGGACCATTTCCTATTGTTCCGATTTCGGTAGGTTCTACTCCGTATACAGGGTCTTCTCCTTCTCCTGCAATGTTTTCCCAATCATCTTCTAATTCACTTTTTAAAAAATAATAAAGTTTTTCATTACAAGCGACTAAAAGGTATTCTGTCCCTCCTAGATTTGTTGAATACATTCCATCTATTGGATTTTCAAAATCATAAAACGACTTATATCCGTACATTTTTCTAAGTTTATAATCATTTGTTATGTAGAAGTTGTCCATATTACCTGACTCACCAAGTTCTATTTGTGTATCTCCTGTGTTTGATAAGTTAAGACCTAAGAATTTATCAATTGTTACAGGTTTAACTGTTTTTCCTACATTTACTTGTGCCCTTCAAACACCTCCTAATAATTTAATGTTGAGTCATAAACATCTTCTCTTGTTTCTGGTTTTCTAGGTATTGGTTTTAAGTACATACCTTTCATTTCTTCATATCTTGCTTCAAAAAAGTTTGCTAATGCTTTATCCTCATGCAACATTAAATGTGCTGCTAGTCCGTTTGTTAATAAATTACTAACCTTTATGTCATCAATTTGAAATGTTTGGTCTAAACTCTCTATTGCAACAGGAAAAATATAGTCTTCTTGTCTTCTATAACGATTTTCTATTCCTACAATCTCGTTTTGCAACATTGTAAGTATAGATGGTGCTTTTGCTCTATATTCAGCAGTTGTTTCTCCATCTAATTGTCCAGATGCTAACATTTCGTCAATTAATGCCATTGTTATTGTAAATACTTGTTCTCCAGTCATATTTTACCTCCTCAAAAAAAGAGTTCCTAAAAAGAACTCCTTTTGTCAAGAGATAAACTCTTCCGAGTCTATCCTGAATAAGATGTGAAGTGTGCGTAAATTGCGTCTTTCTTTCCTTCAAGAACGAAAGTATCGTAACGAACACGTCCTTCAACTAAGTTACCATTAATTCCTGGTGGGTCTCTATGAATTTTGTAATCAGTTAACTTTTTAGGGTTAATTGTTGCAATTGGGTGAGTGATAATGAATTCAGTGTTACCTGGTAAATAAGAACTAGGTACTTTGATTACTGGTACTCCATCAATTTCTCCTACTACACCTTTATAAGATAATTTAGTTGCCATATCACCTGTTTTAGTGAATGATGAGTCTTGTTTAATTGCTTTGTAGAATGAAGTATTAACAACAGCAATACGACCATCTGTTGGTACTAATTTGTTATCTAATGCTTCTTGTCCATCTAAGAATTTTTCATAAGCATTAGCCTTAGTGATTGCTCCTGTTCCATAGTTAGAATTAGCAACAGCAGCAGCAGCAATTTCTGCTAATACTTGTTTGTCTTGTGCTGGTACGATTACTTGGTCGATTTCTCTCTTTAAAGCACGTCCTGCATCTTTTACATTCATTTGGTCTTGGTTATTTCCTTTATCAATAGTGAATGTAAATGACTTATCAGTCTTTAATACATAAGTGTCTTCATAGTCTTGTAACTCGTTTGGAGTTCCGTAACGTGAAGTTCCACTTCTTGTGTAGTCATTTAATGCTACAGTTGGAATACGATATACATGAATTGTATCTACTCCATCAAAATTATAATCGTTGTTTACTAATGGTGCTGTAAATGATGCTTTTTTAAACGCTTCATCTACTTTCTTTTCATATTTTTCGGCTAGATTAACTGCCCTTTAAATCATTCCTTTCTTTTTTACCCATTGATAAATCCATCTAAGAATGGGTCTGTTTCTTTTTTTGAGCCTGTAGGTCCTGACTCTGTTATTCCACCTACTGTTGTTTTTAAGTTTTTTTCGTTTGTTTTTGCAACACTTAGTTTATTTTCTAAGTCTTTCAACTTCCATTTCATATAAGCATTGCTTAGCGAACTGTTTTCAGCATCTTCAAAAACTTCTTTTGGTATTTCATCTGGTTTTACTTCAGGAAATTCCTTTAAAAAATTCTGATATTCTTGATTTTTTTCAGCCTCTTTTTTAGAAGCCTCTCTTTCTGCTTTTAGTTCGTTTAGTTCTTTTTGTAATTGGTTTCTTATTTGTGCTCCAGCAATTACTTCTTTAGCAATGTCCTCAGGTACTCCATTGTTCATCATTTCTGTAATACGGTCTTGCTCTTTGGCTCTTTCTTGCTCTTTTTCATACGCTTCAACCCTATCCATATATTCATCAACAGTGATACCTAATTCATCTGCCTTTGTTTTAGCATACTTTTCAAGTTTGCTATTTTGTAGATTTTCAAGTTCTTGTAGTTTCTTATCGTAATTTAGTCCCTTTTGGTATTTTTCAACTAAATCTTCGATAGACTCTACCTTTACTTCTTCTTTATTATACTTAATCTTTCCAGATAAAGCATCTAATAAAGGCTTATAATCTACTTCATCTTTAGAATTATCATCTTGAGTTTCGCTTGGTTTGCTATCCTCATTTGTATCTTCTTTAGATGTTTCTTGACTTCCTTCATTTTCTTCTTTGATTACTTCTTCGTCTACTTCTGAAAAAAAGTCGTTATCTGAGTCCGTTGTTTCAGTTGGTATACTTTCAACAATTTCTTCATTTTCCATTAATAAATCCTCCTTTGGGTATGGTAGCCCATAGTACTCTTATAAGTACTTACCTACTGCCAATAAAGGAGCATTAAATTAGCAGTAGGTAACTACCTATAAGGTAGTTATAATTGGTTTCCACCAATTTCTTGCAATTGAGCCATTTTTTCGGCTGAATTTCTTCCAACGTTAACTCCAGGTTGCATTAAAGGTATTTGACCTTGTTCCCCTGTTTGAAGTGTGCTTGACAACTCTTCTTGTGTTGGTAATGGATTTTCAGCATCTTCTACTGTATTATATCCATTTCCTTCTAAAGCACCCATCATTTGTAAAACAGTCTTTTCTAATTGCTCTGGTGCTAGTTGTGTTAAACTTGCTCTTGTTACAGGGTCTAATGTATCCATAAATTGACCCATTAAATTATAAAGTGCTTGTTTATATAAGTCTTGTTGTTCTATTGAAGTAATCAACTCTTGCTTATTTGGAATAATTGAGTCTGGAATACGTTTTAAATACTCTACAAAATCAATAAATCCATTATTAAGTAAGTTATCAAGAGTTTGTACTGATGCTACTTCTGAGAAGTAAGATGCATTTCCAATATCTGTCTTAATATTTATCCACATTCCTTTTAATATAGAAAAGTCAAAATCTTCAACTGTTCTTTCATTATTAGGTCCTGTTACTACAACTGGTCTTATTCCATAATTTGTAGCCATCATATCTATTATAACTCTACCACAGTCTTTTACAAACTCATAAAAGGCAGCCTTTACATTCTCTAGTGGCACAGCAGCACTCTTTTGTATTGCTATGATAGCAGTTGCATTGTTCATTGTTACGTTTCCTAAAGAAGCATCTCCTACTCCTAGTGTTTCTTTAGTGTATTGCATTGCTCTTTCTATAGCATCTACTATTTGTGAACTCATTTGTGCTGGTTCTAAGTATCCTGCAATGTTTCTAATAGAGTCGCCTTGAAGGTTTGTAACTGGGATTTGAGCCCCAATTTCGTTTGTCCATCCTTCTATACGGTCTGCATCATAAACACCTGTAGGAAAGGCTGTAAGCATCAAATGATAGATTACCATAGCAAACATTTTATTTATTGCAATTTGGTTAGGTATAATTCCTGTTGTTTCTGCTCTACCGTGATATGTTCCTTTTACTTCTTCCCAGTTATTGAAGCAAACTGGATAGTAAGTATATCCTGTATCACGTTCTTTATAAATATAAGTTCCTTGAACTGATTTATTTGCATAAACTTTTCCATCTTTTTTGTAATATTTTATGATGTAAAGTGCTTTTTCATATCCTTTTGCATCATTTTCTAGTTTTCCATTATCTCCTACTTGATAAGCAGTTTCTGAGTCTTGTTTTACTAAATCTGGATTTTGTTTATTTAATTTTGCTTCTTCTTTTAGTTTAGAAACTAAATCTCTTCCTACTAATATCAAATATGGTTGTTTTTCAACATAACGAGTGTTAGGATTTCCAAACATTACATTAGTTGAGTCAATAATTTCACATTTGATTACACCTTTTACATCTGGTCTATATTGTTTGAATGGTTGCTCATCCATATCAAAGTACCAATGCAAACAAAAATCTCCTGTATCAAATCCATCAGATAGTAAAGTACGACTTTTTGCGTCAAATCCAACGTTTTCTAGTATGTTTTTTAACTCTGCATTTGCTAAATCTGAGTTTTTTACCTTATTTTGCATTGATAAATCGTTTGTATTTGGTCTATATTCCATAGGTGTCATTGTTATTGATATAGCATCACTCTTTAAGGATGCAATTTTGAACTGTTTTACTCTTTTTATTATGTTAAAAACTGGTTTTGGAAGCCCATCTGCTTGAACATTTCTCCATTGGTCTCCACTTGCAAATGCTGTATTTGTATCAATTACATCATAATAGTTTTTATCACTACCATATAAGTTTTGATTGTACTTTAATCCAGCCTCATATAAGTTCCAATCTTCTGTATTCCTCTAAATCACTTCCTTTTTAATGCTTTTTCATAGTCATAATCCATTAATTCTTGAAAATTTTTTCTTAATTCTTCTTGCTTTTTTTGCTCTTCTTTAGAAAGTTTTGGTTTTTCGACCTTTTTTTCTACTTTTTTTTCTCTTTCTTTGTATTTTTGGTTAATTTCATAGAATTCGCATCCTACAATTACCAATAAAACTATTAAAATTATATATTCCATATTACCCTCCATATTTCATATAACTTTTTGTAGCAGTTGCTCCTGCAATTCCTAAAATTCCTAATTTTCTACGTTGTTTTTGTGACTCTTCATATAAAAGTTCTTCTTCACTCATTATTTTAGTAGCCTTAGTACGCTCAATACAAAATGCTCTCAATGCATCTGGAGCATGTGTTAGTTCATGTGGTTCTTTTGCTACGTCATTTGGGTTCTTTTCATCCCTTTGAATAACAGGAAGTGTTCTTAAAAGATGTCTACAAGTGTCAAATATACGTAATTTTGACGTTTTTATCTTTTCTCCTGTTTGTTCATCATTTTTTTCTTCTATTTTTAGGTGTTCTTGTACTGAATACCACCCTAAAACACGATTATTAGACGATTTTGTTAATATCACACCATTTTCCCTAAAAATATCATATGCACTTTTACCTGTATCATTTCTACGGTTCCATAAATCAGGTGGAGCGTACGTTATTTTGATTTTATCGTCTCCTGTTACCTCTAAAATACGTCTAGCAGCATCTGAAATGATTAAATCTGGCTCATATAGTTCTTTATAACAGAACTCATTACCTTTATCATCTACTGCTATCCAATAACAGGCAAGCATATCAAGACCGTAGTCTAATGCACGGTATTTATCCCACTCATCTGGTATCATAAATGGCTCAACAACATTTACAGAACGGTCAAAATCTTTGAAGTATTGACCATCAAATATGTCCCAATTACCTTCTTTTAATGCTCTACGCTCTTTTTCTGGTAATGCATCCAATCTTTTAACATAATCTGGGTCTTTTTCCATTAAAAACTTATTATCTGTTACAAAACTTGGTATAAATAAACGTGTTTGTGTTTCTCCTGTTTCTAGGCGACACTCATGTATTTCACCATATTTTCCAATATCTATAAATCTTTCTTTAACCCATACATGACCTACACCACCTGGATTGGTAGAACTCTTGATGCGTTTAGGGTATCCATTAGCACCACGACATCTTGAAATCATATAAACGTACATATATTCGGTAAAATGAGTCAACTCATCAAAACGAATGACGTCATATTCAGCAGATTGATATTGATAAACATCATTTTCGTTATCAATATACCCAAAATCAATAATAGAACCATTTTGAAACGTCCAAGTGTGCTTAGACGAGTTATATGACGCTATTTCTCTTGGATAGAGTTCCATAGAGGTTCTTATAATAGACCTTTCTAGGTCTGGGAACGTCCTACGGAAAATAATCTGCTTACTTTTTTCATACGTCAGAGCATAAATTAAAGCATCAACTAATTGTCCAAAAGATTTACCACCACCAGCAGCACCTCCGAACAATGTTTCAAATGCTTCGGAGTGGATAAATAGGTTTTGTTTCTCTGTTATTCTTAAATCTAAATCCATATTTCACTCCTATGGTTGCAGAGGGTGGACTTGCACCACCGTCCTCTTGCTAAGGGGGCAAGTGAGATACTCCTTCTCTACTCTGCGATATAAAAGGGCTCTTCACCCTTTTCGATTGTGCATATAGCACCCAATCCCATTTGGCACTTACAAGTACCGTAGAATAGATATTTTCAACTTGTTCTAGACTCCAGAGGTTGAGGTGGTCTTATTCGAACTCGACCATATATCTACTCTACGCTACCCATAAGGATAGCGTTAAATGGGGGTCAATAGTGCCTTATAGACACCATAGAATAGATATAGAGTTAGTCGTTCCTGACCTATCAAATACGAACTTTCACTCCCTATATGTATTGTCTTATATGTCCCTCGTAATAGGTCTCTAAACTTCGCAATGCAATACTAGGTATATCTACTCTATGCAACCTATAAAGATTGCACTTTTTTCTTGTCTGGTACATAACCAAACTTTAATAACATTTCTTCAAAACTTTCATCACCAAATGGTTTATAAATACGACAAACCATTTCATAAATAATTTCATTTATTTTATTTTGGTCTTCTAATGTATAACTTAACTCAATTAGTTTAGTTAATGGCATTGTTCTTATGTCCCTTTTACCACCTCAAAACAACTTCTAAATGCTAACAACTCTTCAGCACGTTCTTCTGAAACAGTAATAGTATCTTCATAATTCAAGTGTTTTCCTTCTAAAACACAATCAAATCCTAGCCAATTTATACACTTTAATGTAACTTTTCGTTCTTTATCTTGTTTAAAATGGCTCTTAGACGGAATAAAAATGTCTTTATAGCCATCTTCTATTGGTTTAAACGTGAATTTTAAGCGTTTTTTCATCTTTTTTGCAACCTTCTCTACGTTTAAATCGTCTATAAACAACGCATTTTTGCCTTCTTTTATGTCATATTCATCAAAATACTTCAAATGTCTTGCGACTATTGGTACTCCTCTATAAAGGGCTTCTTTAATTGTATAAGAGTCTCCTTCACATTCTGAAGGTAACACAACCCAATCTGCAATTGATAAAAATCCACTAACATCTAAACGGTTTCTTATCCATACTACATTTTTATTTAAAAATATAGCATCATCTAAATATTCATCTGTTGTTATTACAAACCATATGAATGGTATTTCTTGTTTTTCCATTTCATTTGCCAGTCGTAGCATTAATTCTCCACCCTTTTGCTTTGTTAAACGTGTCGGACTTACGATGACTAACGTATCTTTATCTTCAATCTCTAAAGGATTTCTACACAAACGATAGTTTTTTGCATCTGTCATTAATGGGAATTTATCCATTTGCTCTTTTGTGATACATAAGTATTCTTTAATTCTAGGGTCCTGTGGTAAAGGTCCCATTGCAGGGTGGGTATAATCTGCGTGTACACCTTGATAAATACCTCTGGGGTCCCCTTCTTTTAGGTTCTCTTTCCAAATTCTCTCTGGTAAGTAGTCTATTATTGATGTGTCCCAGTTTATAACTGCTACATCACATTCAATAGGCTCATTCTTAAACATATATACACGACAATATTTCTCAAGTCGTCTTTTCTGTGCTGGTGCACAAGTTCGACACACCACTGCTATATCTAAATCTTTATACTTCTTAACTAACTCGTATACGTAAGTCTCTACTCCACCTATAGGGGCTATATCCCTCACATAGACGATATTAGTATGTTTTATCATTAGTCTCACCTCTGAATAGTTTTTGAGTTAAAGTAAAAGGCATCCCAGTCTCAAATTGGTATAGAGCCTTAGGTACCCACGTGTAACTCCTACACGCATCCTCAACTCTAGGGGCCCAATCTACATCAGCATATACACAGTGTTCCTTCTCCCACAAGTCGTTCTCTATCAAGAACTCCCTCCTACATACGTGAAGAGGTTCCCCATTCCAGTCCATCTTCGATATACAAGGGGTATTCTCCTCACTAGGTATCCCTTCGTAGTCGTAAGCACCAAACGCTCTAAACCCTATTAGTATTAAATCTTCCCCACCATTCACCTTATCTATCTCCTCTAAAGCCTCAGGTACTAAAAAGTCATCACTATTTACGAAGACTACATAATCTCCAGTAGCCTCTCTTATTCCTCTATTTCTAGCACCACCATTATTTAGGTTCTCAGAGTTCCTTACGTATTTAAACCCATACTCCTTCGCTATCTGGGGGGTATCTGTAGGACTACAGTCATCTACACATATTACCTCGTACGCAGGTAGTGTCTGGTTCTTTACGCTCTCTAAACACCTTCTTAAATATTCCTCAGGTGCATCATAACACGGTATTATTACACTGTATTTCATATTTCTCCTTTATAGTATCTTTATTAATTAACCCATACCTTTTTTAATAGGGGGGTGCTTTACACTCTATAATTTAGTATTTCGCCTGTGGACGAACCGCACTTTAGCCTTATTTTTCAACACCTGTCAATTTTACATCTTCAAGTGCTATTTTACATCAAAAAGAGGCTCGTCAGCCTCGTATAGGGTCTTATATGCTCAGATTCCCTACACATAGTTCTTACGAATATTCGAATTCTCGTATTTCCCTAATTATCGTTACATCCTTTTTTACCCCAACCCTTTGGGGCTAACAATGCCCTTTGTTACGTTATTACGTGTATGTGTATGTATATAGTAGTATGTATAGATATGTAGTACCTTTTTTATTGAGGCATACACTATATAGGGGGGGGAGTACTCGAACATCTGTTCTATATCCTCTTACCTCTACCAGTACACCACTCGAACACACGTTCGCTACCTATAACTGACATTATGTAAACTTGTTTTACTTTTCTATTTTAATATTAATATTTATTGCTTTGTTCTCAGTAGACAAGTTATTCTCTAGTCTACTCTTATCGTATAAAATACCTAGAGTAGTAGACAATTGAGATAACGTTGTTTTATCGTCGTTTAGTGCTTTTTCCTCTATTTTATCAAGCAATAACTTAATAATCTCATTTGCTCTTTTGCTGAACTCGTTTCCACGTTCTTTTATACTTTTCTCCAACTCTTTAGACGTTTCACTTTTAAGTAGTTTGTAAATGTACCTAGTAGTAATGTTGTAGTCATTAGCGACTTTTTCAATGTTTTCTTTAGAGTTATCTACTTTGCATAGAGTAATAATATCTAATCTTTGTTTATCATTTAGTTTTTCCATAGTAATAATATAACATAGTAATATAGGCAATATATGGCAAATAGTGTATATCGAACAAAATTTCTATAAAGTTTTTGTTGACAATTGAAATTGTACTATGATACAATGTAATTGCAACGAGGAGATAGGCAACAAAACAATGTAGACAATTATATAGTTGTTAGTCTTGAATTGTTAGTATTAAATCACTGAAACAATATAACGTAAAGTCGATAACTTTGGAATAGGGTTAAGAAAGCAAATGAAAGCATTAAAGCGACACAAAAAAATAATTGTTGACAATTAATATTGTTTGTAGTAAAATGGAATTACAACGAAAGAGGAAACACCAATTGAGATAATTCATAGTCAATTGTTATTGATAGGTTTGTGTTTGGAACGCGACCTCCTATGTTATATTGTAGATGTTCTGATGTCTATAGTATATTATGAGACAAGTAATAAATTGCACGAAATTACACAATAAAAACTTATCAAAAAACTTTTTCTTGACAATTAGAATTGTTTCATAGTATAATGGAATTGCAACGAGGGAAAAGGCAAATTGTTCTTTGAAAAATATTTATATTTACTAGATATGATACTTTTAGAGGTATAAAGTCTACGAGTAGACAATTCTAGGTGGTATTCCACTATTGGAAACGTTGAAAGTTAACCAATTTAAGTTATAAAACATATCGAAAAACTACTAAAAAGTAAAGTCCCTACTTGTAAGAATACTTATAAGATAAACAATATTTGGCGAGTAGAAATAAGGTAAATCATAAATCATAGACCTAGCAAGTCCCTTAATATAGGGTAATTATAAGAAATTATAAGAAGAGAACGTGTAATTGATACAAGGAGTGGAAGACCTCCCCACTTGCTAAAGCATAGGTGACAATATGCAATGAAAGGCAAAAACTACTTTTTAGTAGTTTATAATCTATTCAATGAGTAGGTTATAAAGTGCTAAAAAGCACTAGAAATGAGGGTTAATTATGGACAATGAAAAAATTTGTCAAGACTGTCAACAAGTGATTACTGGAGAATATTATGAATATGATGGGGGGTATTTGTGTCAAGGTTGCCACGAAGAAAATTATTTTACTTGTGAAGATTGTGACGAAATATGTAGCAATGATAATATGTATCATATAGAAGATAGGGATAGATATGTTTGCGAAAGTTGTCTTGATAATTATAATTATTGTGAAGACTGTCAAACATATAACGAAGGTTATACTACTATTCATAGAATAGATGGAAGTAGTTATGAGGTATGCGATTGTTGTTTTGATAATGGCGATTATTATTTTTGTGAAGGTTGTAATCAATATTATCATATTGACGATATGCACTATGTAGAAAATGAAGATAGACATGTATGTGACAATTGTTATGAAGAAATGGAGGAAAATATGGATAATAATAGAATATATAATTATCATGAGTTTTGTGATTGGCAATTTTTTAAAAGTGAAAAAGACACTGAAAAAGATTATTTTATAGGAAAGGAAATTGAACTTGAACCTACTGGAGAAATTAACAATGATAAAATATTAGAAGCAATATCTAATATTAATGCAGTAGGTATGCGAGACTCATCATTAAGATATGGTGGTGTAGAGGTTGTCACTCACCCAGAGACTTGGAATTATTTACAAGAAAATAAAGAAAATTATCAAAAGTTTTTTGATAGAATTAAAGAATTAAATTATAAAAACTGTGGGGGTTGTGGTCTACATTTCCACGTGTCAAGACCTAGTGATAATGTAATATCAAGAATTATTGTATTACTAGAAAGTTTTAAAGAAGAAATTAAAAAGTTATCAAGAAGAAGAACTTCCCAATTATCACAATGGGCGAAATTCTTAACTGATAATTGCACTGAAGAAAGTAAAATTAATTTTCAATCTACTAAATACATAAAAGACAAATACATAAAGGGTTATCAAGAAAGATACAACGCACTTAATTTAAGAAACGAAAAAACTATTGAATTTAGATTTTTCAATGGTGCTAATAACTTTGAAGAATTTTGGGGTGATATGCAATTTATTCATAACTTAATGGAATTAGCACTAAACGAAGAAAGAGAACTAAATAAAATAAATTGGCAAGACTTATTGATAGGTGAAGAATTAAGAAATCAAGCACAAAAATATGGTGTATTTAACATTGATAAGTATGCAAAAGATACAACATATATCCTAGAAAAATACGAAAATGCTATGAGTAAATTAAAAGAAGATTTAAAAAGAGTACTTAACAATATGGCGAAATATGTAAATAATGAAATATCTAATCTTACTCTAAAAGATATCAAAACTAATAATTTATCGCAAATGTCACAAAAGGTTGAAGACTTTAATAGAGACTTTAGATATAGAACTAATTACTTACAGAGAATTATTGACTTGCATCACGCATTAGATACTAATAATTATGTAACATTTTCAAATATTAAAGATTATATAAGAAATACTAAAGCAAGTTTTCCGAATAATTCTAAACGTTATGAAAGATATGATAAACAAATTGATAAATTAATTAGTAATTTTGAAAGTGAGGTTAAATAATATGTGTATTATAATTGCTAAAGAAAAATATGGACGTCTTCCTAGTGAAGAAGAATTAAAAAATAGTTTTACATATAATAGTGATGGTGCTGGATTTATGTATGTAAAAAATGGAAAAGTTGTTATTGATAAAGGATATATGAATTATGATGCTTTTATAAAGCATTACAAATCTTTATGTTCTGAATTTAAAGATTTTAAAGGTAAAAGTTTGGTAATTCATTGTAGAATTGGAACAAGTGGGCAAAAAATAAAAGAAAATACTCACCCATACCCTATCTCAAATAATACTAGAATGTTAAGGGCAAAACATTTGTCAAAAGAAGATATTGGAATAGTACATAATGGAGTTATAAGTGGATATGGAACAAGTACTGGTCTCAATGACACACAAGAGTTTATTTCTAAATATATTTATCCAATATATTCGCACTTTAAAGACTTTTACAAAAACAAAGATATGTTATATGGAATTGAAAAAATTACGTCTTCTAAGTTTACTATACTAGATAAAGAAGATAATCTTTACTTTATAGGTGATTTTATAGACGATAATAATCTAAAGTTTAGTAATTCTACATATAAAACTAGAACTTATTATGGATATTATAACGACTATGATTATTATGATAGTTGGTATAGTAATTATTATAGAAAACAAGAAGAAATAGACAAACTAGATAAAGAAGAAAATTATTACTACAATGAAGAAGATTTAGATACTGATAATTTATTTGAATTAGAAAAAAATTGGTATGTAGATTTAGATGGCACTGGTGATATTGAAAAAGTAGGTAAAAGAGAATTGTATTTTGACTATGAAACATTAGAATTATATGAATACGAAAAAGGTAAATATGATTTAATAGCAGTAAATCCTATAATTTATGATGAAAATTATGAGGTGATTTGGTAATGGAAGAATTAATACAAAAAATTAAAGATATTGTAAACAATGATAAAATTAGTGGAATTGAGGCAAAACTAATGATAAAAGACTTATTAAAGGAGGTAAATTATGTCAAAGATTAATGGTTTTGAATTAAAAGGAATAAAGAACTTTAGGGGGCATGAGGAAGAAGAATTAATACAAGGAAATGTATATTACAAAGGTAAAAAAATAGGATATTATTCTCAAGATGCGTGGGGAGGTATGGATATTTTCAATATTGATTATAATCTGAATAAAGATTTGAGAAAAGAAATTGAAGATTTATCAAACAATTATATTGGAGGTGTTTTATTTAAGGAATTAGACGATTTATACGACAAAATGTATCATTTAGAAGATAAATGGCATTATGAAAAGAAAGGATATGAGTACTTGTTTAGTGATTTATTACAATTGAATGAACACGAAAGATTATATAAAAAATATACTAAAAAATTCAAACACGATAAAATTGCAATAGTATACGAAGACGCATTTAATATGAAAATAGTTAAAAATATAGGACAAGATTTAGATAAATTATTTAAAGATAAAGTAATCTTTAAATATGATAGTTTAGAAAATTTCAATAAATAGGAGGAAATTATGAAAAATTATATTGAAAATATAAATGTTTATTTAAGACAAATAGAAAATGATTATGAGGAAATGGGAAACGATTTAGAAAGCATAATGACAAGTGAATATTACAACAAAGGTGCTATGCTAGTTATGTATGGTAAATTATTAAAAGTTATTGCTAAAAATAATAATTATGATAGCACTATTCAAGAATTAGAAAAGTTAAGAAAAGATGGCAATTTAGACGATATATATGAAGATATTTGTAAAATTCAAGACATCTATGTAAAAGCATTAAAAGAAAAGAAAAATTTTGATTTTATTCAAACTGATATGTTTTCTAAAGTAGAACACGAATATTTGTTAGAAACAATATTCAATTAGAAGGTTTATATAAAATTATAAAAAATTAAAGGAGAAAACTAATAATGATAAAAGTAAATAAAAAGATTTTAAATGAATTTTTAGATTTAATGAAAGATTTTGGTGAGGTTGTTTTTGGAACTGATAAAGAAATAAAAAAACAATTGCAAATATGCTTGAATAGTCAAGGATATTGGAGTGGTTGTTCTATAAGAGTTTATTATAGAAACAATAGATTTGTGGTAGAAAGTAAAGTGTAAGGAGGTGATAAATAATGGAAACCGATATTAAAAAAATTCAAGAAAAACTAATCAACAACCTAGAAAGAATTGATAAAGCAAAAGAAAATATAAGTGATGAGGTTGCACGTAGTAATGCAATTTCTCAATTAGCAAATACTTATATTAAATCTTGTAATTTAGTTATTAGGGTTGAAGAAAGCAAAGTTGCTTTAAAATCTAAAATTAAAGGTGTATCAAAACGTGAAAAATAAATATGATAAACAATTTGAATATTTTGTTAGAAACAACATTAGCAAATATACAAAAGAAGATTTTATATCTTTAGTAGAAAAAACATATAAAATAAAGTTTTCAAAAAATGCTTTGAAAAGTTATTTAAGAAGACACAAGATAAAAGAAAGATATATTGATTTTCAAGAAAAAATGGTTAGAGGGGTAGCAAAATATCCAATAGGTGCAGAAAGAATGACAAAAGACGGTCTTTATGTAAAAGTAGCACAACCTAATATATGGAGAAAGAAAACAAGAGTAATGTATGAAAAATACCATAATTGTAAATTAAATAAAAAAGATTATGTATTGTTTTTAAATCAAGACCATAACGATTATAGTAAAGAAAACTTAATATTATCAACAAATCAAGAAAAATGTTATTTACATAATTGGGGTACATTTAGTAAAAATCCTAGATTAACTGAAATAGGAATATTAAGTGCAAGATTAGCGATAAAGGCTAACAATAAAGGAAAGTGATAAAGAGTGAATAAGTTAGATTTAGAAGAAACAACAAGAAGATTTCATAATGTTTATGAACAAATTGCAAAAGAATATGGATATAAAACAAGAGAAGATACAAAAGAATTAGATTTTAATAGCCCAAATGGTATGACAATGCTTAAAACAGTAGAAACAATAACAACACCATATTTAGAAGAAATAGAAAGACTAAATAATATCATAAATGAATTGTTAAAAAAAATACAATTCTATAAGACAACAGAATGGGGTTTAAGAGGATTTGAAATATTAGAATATTTTGAAAATATTTTAACTGGAAGTGATGAATAAATGATAGAAGATTATGATAATGAAGATTATGATTATTTTAAAGAATGGGATATAGAACAATATAAAGAAGAAATAGAAAGACTAAATAATATCATAAAAGAAGTTAGAGAAAGTGCTAATAGAGAACTAAAAATAGCAGAAGAAAACATTAAGCAAAGTGAAAAATGGTTAGATGTTGAAGAAGAAAAAGAACACGCAAAAAGAGATATACATACAGGAAAAGTAATAAAAAGATATATGGAAATGTTTTTAGAAATATTAGATAAAGCAGGAGATATAAAATGAATAAAATAAAATTTTATTTAGATGGGTGTGATATTTCATTTATTGCAGAAGCACCAGAAGATATAACATTAAAACAACTTTTAAAACAATGTGATAGGATAAAAGAACATTGGTGTAGATGTGGTATTCACTCGTTAGAAAATTTTGATGAGATGTCAGATGTTGAATTGATTATTGATTATGATAATATAACTAAAACAAGTGAAGATGTTAGTTGTGATATTTTAGATAAAGTAGATAAAAAAGATATATCTATGCCATTAGAAGAATTAGAAAGTTATGAACCACAAAATAACTATGAAGAAATGGAACAAGATTATTTTTGGGGAGAAGAAGATTAATGCTAACTAAACAACAAAAAGACCCTTATATATGGGATAAGTACATTAAGATAAAAACAAAAGAAGGTAAATACGAAAGTGAAGAAAAACCTAAAGTAAAGGTAAAGGAGAAAGAATGATGTTAGAAGAATTAGATAGTAAAATTGAAATATTAGAACAATGTTGGTATCTTCAAATAAAAGCAATAGAAATAAATTATAAAATGTACTCTTATATGCTGCAAAAGTATATTGAGTATATGAAATTCAATAATGAAAATTTAGTTGAAATTAAAACTTATAGGAGTTATCCAATTGTGATAAACGAAGACGTTGATGATTTTGATTTTTTAATTCAACTACCTAAATATATGATTAATAAAAAAGACCTTGCTAATTTTATGTGAGAATATGAAAGAAAAAGTAAAAAAAACAAATATAGAAGAAATGCTTTTATTTTTGAAAGATAAGATACCAATTATTTATTCAATGGAAAAAGACGATTTAGTTTATGATACAAGAAGTATTTATTATAAGATTTATAAATACATTTATGATAGAGAGGTGAAATAATGTTATCAGAAAACGCAAGAAAAAATAAAATTGCTTACAACATAAACAGAAACAATAAGTTAACTAAATTATTTTCAGCAAGACTTACTAAAGAAGAATATAGAGATTTATGTGAATATTTAAAGGCTCAAGGGATGAATAAAGCCGATTTTGTAAGATGGGCATATGACAAACTAAAGGAGAATTAATGAAAACAAAAAGAAGCAAAAAAACAGATATTCCTATGTCGGTTAAAAAGAAAGTTTTTGAAAGAGATAAAGGAAGATGTGTTATATGTGGCAATTATTGTAATGTAATGCCTAATGCACACTATATCTCAAGACAAAAAGGAGGTCTTGGTATAGAAGAAAACATTGTTACTTTATGTACTGAATTAACACAAAATAAATGCCATAGAAAATATGATTTTGGAACAAAGGAGGAAAGATTAAAAATTAAAGAAAAAATACGAAAATATCTTCAAAGTAAATATAAAAATTGGAACGAAGAAGACTTGATTTACAAAAAATAGGAATTGACTATACCTTTAAAATGGTATATAATTATAATGAGAGGAGGAAATTATGAAAAAACCAATTTTTGTATTTCAAAAAAACGTAGATACAAATACAAGTAAGATTATTATTCCAAAATTTATTGTAGACCAATGGGGTTCACAATATATAATGGAAATTTACGACAATGAAATTGTTTTAAAACCAATTAGAAAGGAGAAATAAAGTGAACGAAAAACCTAGTTATTATGCAATAATTCCAGCAAATATAAGGTATGACAACACTTTAAGAGCAAATGAAAAATTGATGTATGGTGAAATAACTGCTTTATCTAGCAAATATGGAATATGCACTGCTTCAAATAATTATTTTGCTAAGTTATACGATGTTCAACCAAGTGCTATTAGTAGATGGATAAAAGACTTAAAAGAAAGAGGATATATTGATATTTCTTACATAACTGATGGTAAAGAGGTAGTACAAAGAGAAATAAAACTTATAGGTATTCACAAAAATGAATACGTATTCACAAATGAAGAAGAGGGGTATTCACAAAAAGACGAAGATAATAATACAAGTAACAATAATACAAGTAAAAAAGAAATATATAAAGAAAAAAGATTTATTAAACCAACATTAGAAGAAATAGAAACTTATTGCAAAGAAAGAAACAACAATGTAAATCCAAAAACATTTTATGAATACTTTGAAACAGGTAATTGGATAGATAGTAAAGGTAATAAAGTTAAGAATTGGAAACAAAAAATTATTACTTGGGAAAAATCTAATCAAACAAAAAATAATTTAAAAGTTAGTAATGAATTACCTAATTGGGAAATAAAGGAGGAAGAGAAAAGTGAAGAACTCAAAGATTTCCTTAAACGAATTGGAAAAGATAATTAAAGAACATAAAAACTTTATTGTTAATTACGGAAAAGATATTAAAGAACTTGCTATGTATGATGAAAAAATAGATAAATATCGTGGAGATACTGGTATTTGGAGTTATAATTTGCTTTTTGAGATAGCAAGTGGTGAAGTAGAAAATACAAGTTTGGAGGAATATGATGATAAAATATCAGAATGAGAATGAATTTCGTAAAAGAAAAAAAGCATTATCAAGATATTTTAGAAAAAATTATAAATATCTTATGTATACAGTTTTCCCTAAACTAAAAGAAGAACACAAAGTAGATGGTCAATATGAATTAGAATTACCTACAAATGATTTGTTTACTAGAATTTATGGTCCTATGAAACTATTATTTTCCGTTAAAAATGATATTACGTATCTTGAAGATATTATTCCTAATAACTTATTAACATTGTGTTATGAAAGAGATTTGCCAACGTATAAAGGAATTCCTTATGCTAGTGAAAAAGATTTTAAAAAACTAAAAATAATGGAGAAACTTATATGACGACATTAGAATATTATGACGAATTTATTATGAGCGATAGTGAAGAACTTGAAGCACAGAAAATGAAAGAATTTGCAAAAAAATGGGCTGAAGAAGAATTTAAAGAATTAGTAAATGGTAAACTAAAAGAAATAAAGTTTTGTCGTGGTGACGAAATATATGAAGATGTATTTGATGAGTACTCTAAAGAGTATAATTTAAGTAGAGAAGAAAATAAATGGTGGGGAATAACCATTAGAAAGGAGCAAGAATGAATAAAACAAAAGCGGTTCAATTACATTTAATTGAAAAAGGTCACATAACAACATGGGAAGCAATTAAAGAATATGGTGCAACAAGATTAAGTGCGATTATTTATAATTTAAGATACCACTATAATATGAATATTATTAATGAAAAAATTGAATTTATTGATAGATATGGTAGAAAATCAAGTTATGTAAACTACGTATTAAAGGAGGATTAAAATGAATATAAAATACGAAGATATTAAGTTAGCAAATGAAAGTATATTAACAACTGATATTAAAGGCAAAGAATATGCTGAAGTAAATCAAAGAGTAAAGGCATTTAGAATGGTTTATCCAACTGGATATATTATTCCTAGAATGTTAAGCAATGAAAATGGAGTTTGTGTGTTTGAAGCAAATGTAGGATATTATGACGATAATGGAGATTGTGTTCAATTATCGAAGGGAACAGCATATGAAAAAGAAAACTCTACATTTATTAATAAAACATCTTACATTGAAAACTGTGAAACAAGTGCTGTAGGGCGTGCTTTAGGTATGGCAGGATTTGGAATTGATACATCTATAGCAAGTGCCGAAGAAGTAACAAATGCAATTGAAAATCAAAATAAAAAGATTGAAGAAGAACAAATTAAAAAGATAAGAGGATTAATTCCTGAAGATAATTTTGATGCAATGCTTAAATACTATAAGATTGATAAAATAGAAGATATGCTTTATGAAGATGCCTGTGCGTTAATTAAAAGGAAATCAAATGCTAACGGAAAAAATAGTAAACACTAATGAATATGCTGGCACAGCAGATTTAATAACAGGTATTAAAGATTTTAAAAGTGAAGTAAAATACAATGATGAATGGCATTGCTATAAACTTAATGGTAAAATAATACCAAGTGTTACTCAATTACTGGATGATGGAGGATATGAAGGAATAGATAAATCTATTTTAGAATATGCTCAAACAAAAGGAACACTTGTTCATAAAGAAATAGAAGAATTTTTAAATGATAAAAAGTATGGTTTTACAAGTGAGTTTTATGAATTTATAAGACTTTATAACGAAAATAAAGAACTATTTTCTACTAAAGCAATATTTGATTATAAAACTTATAATCAAAATTTAAAAAAGAACAGAGAAAAATGCTATAAACAAATAAAAATGTACGATGAGGCAATTAAGTATCTAACAGGAGAAACAGTAGATAATTATTTTATGATATGGTTGCCTCATAATAAAGAAGGAAAAATATTTAATTTGAAGGAGGAATTTAAAAATGAACAAAGTAATTGAATATGCTTGAATAATGTTTAATATTATGTTATCCTTTTATTAAGGAGGAATTATGATAGACGAGAATATATTAAGAAAAAAATACTTAGATGAAGAAAAATCTATGAACGAAATTGCTGATGAATTAGGTGTTGCTGTTGGTAGTGTGTATAATTATATAAAGAAGTATAATATACAATCACGCCCTAAAATGACTAATAAAACAAAAAATAAAATAAGCAATTCTAAGAAAGGTAAGTTTTCTAAACTAAAAGGAACAAAAATTCCAGAAGAAAGAAAAGAAAAATTAAGAATTGCTAAATCTGGTGGTGTTGGAAAGAAACAACTTCACGACGGATATTATAGAATATATTTTCCAGACCATCCGAAAAGCGACTCAAGAGGATGGATATTAGAACACATATTAATAATGGAATGTTCTATAGGAAGATGGTTGAAGGATGATGAGGTTGTTCACCACAAAAATGGAATTAGGAACGATAATAGAATAGAAAACTTACAATTAATGACAAGGAGTGAACATTCAAAGTATCATAGATTACAAAAAAATTGAAAGGAATGATGAGATATTAATAAAATAATTTTAAGTGGAAACATATCAACTGATATAGATTTAAGACAAACAACATCAGGAACACCTGTTGCTAAGTTTAATTTAGCAGTTAGAGGTCAAAAAGATACTGATTTTTTTCCAATAATAACTTGGAACCAATCTGCTGAAAACGTAAATGAATATTGTGAAAAAGGAAGTAAGATTTTAGTAGAAGGTAGAATTCAAAATAGAGAATATGAAAAAGATGGCGAAAAACGCCACGTAACGGAAATTGTTGCCGACAAGATAGAATACCTATCTAAGACGCAAAACACGCAACAGGAGGTAAAAGAAGATACAAATAAGCCATATTTAGAGTTTGGTAACAGTATTAAGACAAAAAGTGAAATTGGTGAGCAGTTAGAAATTATGGACTCTGACCTCCCTTTCTAAAAAAAGATTATAAATGGGAATTATTAAGATAAAAGGAGCATAAAAATATGAAGAAAGAAGAGTTTTTAGTCCAAATTCAAAAAATACTTAATTTATTTGATGAATTGGAAAAAGAAATTAATATTGCTGATGAAATGTGTAATAAACTACCAGAATTAAAAAGTGATGTTGACAAATTATTAAGTGATTATTATCATATAATTGAAGATGAAGAGTTAGACTCAAAAGGTTATGAAAAAATAGGAGAATTAATTCATAAAGAAAGAAAAAAAAGACGTGATATAATTTGGTTAGATGCTTTAACAAAAGTATACTTAAATCACAAAAATCAATTAATTATATCTCCTAAATCAAATCGTTCTATGTTTAGTAATACTATTCAAAAGACTTTAAATGGGTTAGATACATCATACAATTATAGAATTCTATCAGAAGAAGATGTTAAAGATATAGTAAACTTTAAAGAAGAACCAAAACGTAAAACTAAATATGATATTGATAAAATACAACAAATGCTTAATGACGGATATACTATGATAAAAATTGCTGAAGAATTTGGCACAAACCAACCAAACATAAGTAGATTATGTAAAAAATATGGATTAAAAAAGGCGAAGAAATGATAGAAAAAGATATTGAGTTATATAATGGGCTATTAAAAGATTTTGAAAAGTTAGATAGTAGTGATTATGCATCAGCATACGAACTTTCAAGAATAGCCCTTTCTCTTGCTGATAGATGGAACGAAATCATGCTTGATAGTGCAAAATATTCAAAAGATTTTAATAAGACTAAAAGTGAATTTACAAGTTATTGTTATCAAAAATTTAAAATCTTAATGAAAATACATGATTTTGCAAGAGTAGTTTATAGGCAAGGTGCTTATGGAATACAAAATTATGGAGAAGATTTGTTATGAAAAAAATAGCAGTAATTGTTACAAAAAAAGTAAATCCTTATTATACGAGAACTAAAGAAATAAGAGTTTTTATTAAAAAGGATTTTAAATTTAAACTTTATATATTTTGGAACAAATTAATTGGCAATAAAATTGATATTGTGGAGTGATAATTAAGGAGTAAATATTATTCAAAAAAAGTAGTAATAGATGGAATAAAGTTTGACTCTATGAAAGAAGGAAACTATTATTCTAAGTTAAAAACACTTGAAAAATTTGGTAAAATTAAAAACCTTGAATTACAAAAAGAATTTTTATTGCAAGAAAAGTTTAAAATTAATGGTAAAACACGTCGTGAGATAACATATAAATGCGATTTTATATATATTTCTTGTGATGATAATAAAACCCATGTTGTTGATGTAAAAGGGTTTAAAACAGACATTTATAAATTAAAAAAGAAACTATTTGAACATAAATATGGAATAGAAATTGAGGAGGTATAGTTGTGGAAAGCATTAAAGATATAAAAAAAGAACTTGCCGAAACAAAAAAGTATTATGGGGATTTAATTGATGTAAATGTTCGGTTGAAAGATGAAGCAACATGGGCAATAGAAGATAAAGAAAGAGCATTAAGAAGAATAGAAAGAGCATTAGAAATATTACAAAAAGAAGAGTTTGATAAACAAGAAGTTATACAAGTACTAACAGAAGATTATGTGGAGGAAGAATGAATTTAGAAATTATATATAATCAACTAGAAGAACTTGAAAATAATTTAGAATATTATCAAAACAGATTAGAAAAAATACAAACATTAGTTTTACCTAAAGCAACTCAATTTGATAAAGTTTTAGTTGATGGTGGGAAGCACATTGATAATATACTTAAATACATTGAAGAAGAAGATAAACTACAACTAGAGTCAACTATTAAATATATAAAAGGTAAAATTGATGATTTAAACTTATTAAAAGACAAAGAAATAGAAAGACTTGCTAAATACGGAGAAAGTGTTAAAGCAGTTGTTATGTTAAAAGAAAAAGAATATATTAGAGAATATGGAGGAAAGAAAAGGCACTTAACTTGGCAAGAAATCGCTGATAAGGTTTATTGTAGTCCTCGTTCAGCAAGATATTGGTATAAACTTGGTATTGAAGAAAGAAAAAGAGTACTTTGATTAGTACTCTTTTATTTTCCACGCACATCTCATTATTCTATTGCCTGGATTAAATGTATCATAAATTACTCCATTTATAATTGCTGTTATATGATTTGGCATAGTTACAGCGTATCTTCCATAAGGATGTTCTTGTGCAAATTCTCCAACTGTTTTTGAATAATGACACTCTCTTGGGTATCTTTTATCTAAATACTCTTCAACAAATTCAACATTATCAGTCATATATCCATCTTGTGATGAATAATACACCAATTCTTTATATGTGTCATCCCAATCTCTATTGGTTAATAATGAGATGCTTCTTATAACACAATCTTCAATATCCCTATTAAATGGGTTCATATTTTTATATTTATACATTACATTTCACTTATCTTTGCAATATGTTTTCTAACGATTTCTTGTTCTTCAGGTGAAGTTGCTTCTTCTTTTATCATTTTAATGAATTTCATTGCTGCGTGCATCATATATTCTAGGTCTTTCAACCCACCTTCTTTTGCACCGTAATTTCCTCTATTATATTCATTGCGAGCATCTTCGTATGCTTCATATGCACCTCTCATACCATCCATATACTTTGAAGCACGATATTTAGCATCTACTCCTCTACGCCCATTTTCGTTATATTCACCATAGTTGCCATATCCATTATAATTTCCATATCCATTATTCATATTTTTTACCTCCGTCATATCTTTGTGAATATCTACTACTTTGGATAAATAGTCCATATCTACTGTGTCTAATCCTTGTTCTCCAACTTTTTCAATATATTCACTTGTTCTTTGTAATATTTTGTCTTCCATAAATACTCCCTTCTTTAAGAAGTTTTGTTACCATACTCCCAACAATATCCTCCTGCTGTATGACAATATTTTTTATGCTGGCAGCATTTTGTAATTCTTCCACCATCAATTTTTAATTCTCTTACGGCATCACTTATACAGTCCCATTTTTTTACAATTTTTCCATCCATATCATATTGAATAACTTTTTTTGATAAATTGTGTTCTTTTCCTGTTTTTCCTTTTAAATATGATGTTTCTAATTTGCTTTTCCAAGCGTGCAAACTGTTTTCTTTATAAGTGCACCACTCTAGGTTTTCAACTCTATTGTTTAATTTATTACCATCAATATGATTTACACAAGGTTTATCAAGTTCGTTTGGTATAAATGCTTCAGCAACTAATCTATGAATTAATTTCAATGATTGCTTATTGCTTCTGCTTAACAATACTTGTTTATATCCATATTTAGATATTGATGGTTTCATTATTCTTTCTTTCATTGTAACTTTGTGATGTGTGTTGCTTTTGTAATTAAAACCTACCCATTCTTTTTTTAAAGATTTTACATTACCAAAATTACTTATTTCATATAAACCATCATAACCACTAATTGGTTTCCATATTTCTTGCATAATTATATCTCCTTTAATAACTTTATTTAATTTCATTTTGACATAATTTGCAATAGTTTGTCAATAGATTTTTTTATTTCTTCATTTTGTTTAATTATTTTTTTAAGATAAACTTCATCTTGAGTTTGTAATTCTTGCATTAAATCACTATTGTTGTAATCTTTAAATAATATTTGTAGACTTAATGCTTGTAATACTAAACTTAAGTTATCTACCCTATTCATCGGTTTAACCTTGAAATACTAAATGTAGCATTAGTAATAATTGCTTGTGTGGTTGCTATTGGTGTTGTAGGTTCTGTTGGTGTTGGTACACTTGATACACTTTGTACTGATATATTTGTTGTTCCTCGAGGACATACTCTTAGTTTTTTATCAAAAGAAATTGTCTCAAAATCATCTGCTGCTGCAATTGTTACTGCTCTCACAGTATCAGGAATTAATACTCCATCTTGAAATAATCCTACTGCTACAACTCCTGGAGTTGCTGTACTTACAGAAGCACTAAATTCTACATCATAATATCCTGTATATCCATTTCCAAATATCTTAAAGTTAGGGTTTCCATTTGAATAATCTAACCATCCGTTACAATTACAAGTAGCACATCTAGTTCTTATGTCAGTTTCATCAAAAGTTATTGGACTTGCATTACTTGGTAATGCTAATGGTTCATTTATAATTGTTTCTATCATTTTTATCTCTCCTTTCATAAAAAAGAATAGGACTTGCCTATTCTCCGTTAAGTGCTATTAAGCACCGTTAAGTTAGCAAGTTCTCGTATTCGAGTTAGTAGTAGTCTACTCTATGCTTAAATAAATTGACTAGTTGTTCCACTACATCCACATCCATTTAAACTATTTGGGCATGTGAATATAGGTTGATTACCATATACAGGCACTGTTCCTACAGGACAATTCTTTAACTCATTGTAAATGCTTGATGTAATTGCTTGAGTTTGTGCAGTTTGACTAGCCTGTCCTCTTGCATATAGAAGTTCTTGGCGAAGTTGTGCGATAGTATCATTTTTCTCATCTATCTTATCAGAGCATAATTGGTCTAAGATACGTTGAGTATTTGCAGTTTGGTTAATTAAAACGTCTTTTAATCCATCAGCAAGTGCTGCTCTATCTGCACAGTTTTCACTTAGAATAGTTGAATTTAGATTAGCAATTCCTAATCTGTTTTCACAACAACAATCTGCAAATTGACGACTTAAGTCAAAGTTTTGTTGCATATTGGCCATTTGTCTGTTAGCAGCAGCAATTTCTGCACCATAGAAACCACTATTGATTGCAGATACTACGTCTCCTGTTGAAGAACAAATTTGTGTTGAAAGATTATTGATTGCATCTCTATTTCCCTCTAATTGGTTGCTTAAGTGTAATGTATCAAATCCATTATTTGTGTTAGTCATGATTTCTTTTTGTCCGTTTGATAACCAAGCATATCCGTCATCAAAACCACCGTTTCCAAATCCAAATCCGTTGTTTCCATTATTGCCCCAAATTAAAGCCAATAATACGATTAACCATAATGCTCCATCACCTCCAAAACCACCAAAACCTCCATTATTACCATACATTACTGGGTATGGGCAATAACCTTGATTTGTTGCTAGTTCTACTGTTGGTTGAATTCCTCCGTTCATTTATTTTCCTCCTTTCTTTTTTTATATCAACACATTGTGTTAATACCTTATTTTGTTTATTACATCAGGAGAGAAACCCATTTGCTCTACCTTTTTATAAAATGTATTCATCTGTTCTGGACTTCTTTTATTTGTAATTTGTTTAAAAAATTCTGCTGGATTTGTATTGTTTTGCTGTGCTTGTTCTATTGTTTTAAACATTGCTGGATTTCTCATCTTTAGTTGGTTCATTAACATCATCATTATTTGGTTTTGCATTGCTTGCTCCTTTCTTTAATTCCTCTATCTGAGCCTGTAAAAATTCTATTTTAAGGTCCTTTTCATCTTTTTTGATAATTTCCTTTAGTTCGTATGTTTTTATGTCTCCTGAAACGTTTTTTACCCATAAAACACTCATATCTTTGCTAAAGAAAGGCGTGTCTACCATTACACGTTCTTTTTGTACTCCATCTATTGAGTCTTCAAATCTCATTGTGTAACTAGGTGATAATTGAAAGTTTTGCGTTAAATTCGTAGGTTGTGGTACTTGTGTTAACTGATTTTTTGTCTTCTCTAAATCTGCTATTTGATTGTTTATTTTATCAATCAAATTTTGTTGATTATAATAAGCCATGTTATACATTTACTTCC